GGCGTGGCTGCAGCGACGCCGCTCATGCCCGTGGCCTGCCCGTAGAAGGGCTGCGCGGCGGCGGCACCACTCATGCCGGCGGCTTGAGTAAAATAGGGCTGCGCGCCGCCTAGCGCCGTCTGGCCCATGAGGTTCTGCGTTGCGGAAGTCGCCTGACTGAGGGCTGGCTTGTATGCGCCGGCGGCCTCGCCGGTCATGCCGAACGCCTGCTGCTGGGCCGGTGAGAACTCGGCGGCGCGCGGGCCTTGATACGTAGGATACGGCGTCGCCATCTGCGCCTGCTGGTTGGACAGCAGTTGCATGGCGTAGTTGCTGTACCACTCGGGCAGAATGGTCTGGCTCTGCGCCGCCTTCAACGCCGACCCCTCGGGGATTTTTGCGCCCTCGGTCAGAAATGAGCTAATATCAACCATGCTTGCGTCCCTTTGCCAGATACTGCTCCGGCTTCTTGGCGTTGTCGCTGAACTTGCCCGAGGCGAGCTTGCGGCCCTTGTGCTTTCGGATGTTCACGCGGAGATCATCAAGGCGTTTCGCCCCAGCCTTGTTTGAGCCGTTGCCGAGCATGGCGACGGTCTCGGCGTCGATGACGTACTCGCCGTCCGACAGCAGCGCGGGTATCTTGTCGTCCCGCCCGTCGCCCTCGCCGCCCACGGCGTAGCCGCCCTCGGCGTAACCGGTGAAGGCCGTGCTCGTGTTCGGCGCGCCCTGCGGGACGTTCTTGAAGAAGGACTGCTCGGGGCCGTAGCCGTAGCGGTAGTAGTCCTGCGGCGAGCGCAGGCCGCCTGCGGCAAGATCGGTCGGGGCGCGCGGCCCACCTGTTCCTGCTGTCAGGCCGGGCATGTTCGGTGCCGGCAGCGGCTTGTTGAAGACAGAGCCGAGGTTGCCCCCGCCGCCGAGGCCGCCGGGGACTTTCGCGCCTCCGCCACCACCTCCGAAGAGGTCTCCGCCGAGGCCAAGAGCGAGCGACGCGAGCCGGATGTAGTCGGCGGTCGTCAGGCCCTTCTTCTGCTCTTCGGTCAGGTTCTTCTTTGCGTAATCCTCAACGGCCTTCTGCGTGGCGGGGTCAAAGCCAAGGTTGCTGAGATCAAGCGAAAAGGTTGGTGTCGTCGTGGGAGCAACGGCGACGATCTCCCCGGTTGTCTGGTCAACACCATTGACGACATTATCTTCTTGCCGCGCGGGTTCCTGCTGAGCGCTGTAGTCACGAACGCCGCCGAGGTTATTGATGTTTATCGGAACTGTTCCGAAATTAGGTGAAAACCGAGGTGCTGTAACCACGATCTCCCCGCCGCTACCTACCGTAGGGGCGATACCGGCGGTTCCAGCATTCGGCGCGACGGCGAATGCCTTATCAAATGAGGCTGCTAGATCGCCCGGCGTTTCGGGCGTAGCGCCCGGACTTCCCGGCTTGAATATCTCGCCGCCAAGGTACGACAGGCCGCCCGCCGCGAGGCCGCCGAGAGCGGCGTTCTGCAAGTTCTGGCCAGTAGCAAGGCCGCCGGCAAACGAGCCGACGCCAGTGCCTACGGCGCGGGCTGCGTTTGCCGCGAGATTGGTGCCCAAAGCCCCGCCTGACTGTAGCGCTCCGCCGATTACCTGACCGCCCGCCGCTGACAGGCCGCCCATGACCGCGCCCTTTAGCGGATCGCGACCCGCGAGAGCCGCTCCGGCTCCCCCGGCCAGAGCCGAGGAGAGCACCGGACCTGCGAATTGAAGGCCGGGGATCAGACTGACGGCGATCGGCAGCGCCGTGCCGATGACCTTCCCTGCAACCTTGATGGGGTTGGTCTTCGGATCGTCGTCGGCGACCTTGGCCCACTGGCCGCTCGCCGGGTCTTTCATCTCGACGACCCAGTCGGCCTTCTTGCCCTGTGTCGCGGAAAGATTGCGCGCGGTGTTATAGACGCTCTGGAGGCCCTCCTCACCGACACCGCTCGCGGCAATGCCGTACTGCTTCTTGCGCTCGTTAGTCAGGCGGTACTCGGCACCCTCGACGTAGGGCACGAAGCCGCTGCGGTTGGCCTTGACGCTCGCCGCCTTACCCTTGTTGGTGATGAACTGCAGGCCCGACAGGCCGTCCATCGTAGTAAGCCCGCTGGCTGTCTCACCTGCGATCGGCTTGGCGTACCGGCCCCGCTCAAGCTGATCGAGTTGCGAAAGCATACCCGACAGGGTCTGGGGCGCAGGAGCGCCTGCCGAAAGAGCCGTTGGCGAGACACTGCTGGACAAGTAGTCAGTGAAGCCTGGGATATAGTACTCGTCCATCAATCCGCACCCTCGAGCATCGGAAACACGCGCATGGCCCACTCGCGCCAATCCGAAAACTGATAAGGATCAGGAAGGGTGCGCTGCGCAAATCCCGGCGCGCGTACTAGCCCCGTAGCCCAATCTTGCCACATATCCTCGCCTCCGGCTCTGCCGAGGGCGTAACTGTCATTGAGGTTCAGTATAGCAGCATCGGCCCACTGCTGCCAAGTCATGCTGAACGGGTTTACTGCACCGCGCGCCATCAGCCGAGGACCGTGCCATCACCGGGCTGCACGTGGGCCAATACCAAGCCCATCTGGTAGTCGCCGCCTATGCAGTTACTCTCAAAACGGAAGCGCAACTCACGCCGCTGCGTCTTGAAGAATACGACTTGCTCTTGCGGCGTCGAGGCCGTCTCGGGTATCGTCATGATATCGCCGTTGACTTCCTGCGCGCGGGCGTTGGCGCGGCCCCGCACCTGCACTGTAAGCGGCCCTGATTGCACGAAATCCGGCTCCATGAGCAGCACTTGCAGGGCGTTGTTCTGCTGCGAAGTCACCGGAAGCGACAAGTCCGCCGTCTCAAAATAGCTCTGGACCGGATTTTCGATAATACCATCGATCTCGTTCGTGCCGACTTCGTGGACCCAGAACTTGTAGCGCGGCTCGCCGCTGTCCTCAGTGACGCGATAATCCTGCCCGTCTTCTGTGACGCGGATGTAATCTCCGTCCTCAGTGATGCGAGTAGTATCCGGCGTGAGGTAGGGGTCGCTGCCTGCCATGAGCGGCTTACGGAACACCGCTGGAAACACACCGGCACTGCGTCCGTTATTGGGAAGCGCAGTGTCATACCACGTATTCTCGCGGACATTGTAAATGACGGCGTGGTTCGGCTCGGTGCTGTCGTCTTTGGGAAAGCACCACCAAATCTCGCCGTACCGGGGAACCTTTATCGCGAAGACCTTCTGCCGGTAGGCCATATTGATGTTGTCAAAAAAGAAGTTGATGTTGAAGTTGTTCTCAATCTCACGGACGACGCCGTTGAACATCAGGAAGCGGTCTGTGCCGACCCAGTAGAAAATGCCATCATACTCAATCACGCACGCCGCAGACATGATGGAACTCTGGCTGCTGATCGTGTCGAACTGGAACACCGGACCAGCGCCGCCGATGTATGACCCACGGATGAGCGCATTGGCCGACCAAAACAAGCCGGAGGGACTGTTACCCGGACCGCCGCGCAGCGGCATTCCTCGGATGATCTTCTGCCCAGTGACGTTAGCAAAACCGGCCCCTGAGCCTGTAAAATCATCCGGCGTGTTCGGCACCGACCACGCGACGTAGCCGTCGCTGCCAAAGGCAAAAGTGTATGGAGGCAAAACCACGACGCCTCCGGTGCAATTGAAACCTGCGGGGACGTTAGTGACTTCCGTCAGCGCGCCGGTACCCAGCAAGTCGCCGATAAACAGCTCGCCGCCTTCGCTGTTGCAGATGCACTCAAGGTTGGGCGCGACTTGCGCGACGATCTGGTTGCCATTGCCCGTATCGTAAGCCACGTCAAACTGCCACAGGTTGCGGTCGTCGGTCGTGAAGCCAGAAGTCGGTGTGCGGTTTGATATGATGCTGGTGTTGTAGTTGCCGTCTATGTAGAAACGCTCAACTCGATTGGCCGACCCGGCGTGTATGTAGGTCAGATTGTCTTGCGAGTACTCCAGCAGCGTGCGTGCGACGCCGATCAGGTACTTGTTTATCGAACGGTAGCCGCCGATCTTGCGCGGCAATCCGCGCTGAAAACGCACCCACTGGCCGTCAACGTACTGGTCACCCTCGAACTTGGTGCCGTCCCGTTTGATGCCGGGCTGCGATCTGATCTGGACTACACTCTCAGCCATTAGAAAGTGCCGCCATCAACACCATACGCAGTTCCTGTGCCGCCATTTGCAATCGGCAAGATACCACTTACGTGCGTAGTCAAGGCGATTTTACCCCACGCAGGGGCGACGCCCACGCCGCCAGAGATCAAGGCGTTTCCAACTGCGACATCAGACAGCTTTGACAAAGTTATCGCGCCCGAGGCGTAGAGCAGGTCGCCGATGCTATAAGATGTAATGCCGGTGCCGCCGTTAGCGGCGCTAATGGGGAGCGAAAGGGTTGCCGTATCGGCATCCACTACGTTTGCGCCGTTGCAGTAGTAGATGCCACGAGCGCCTTGCGTAACCGCCACGGGCGTTCCGCTCGCGGTCTGGAGATAGAAGGCGTAAGCGCCGGTCGTGGCGTTATCAACCCAGTATTGCTGCACGGTCGAGGGTACAACGATGTATTGGTCCGCAGTGAGAACACCCACAAACTGGTAGGCGATGCGGTTAAGCTCGCTGCCCGCCAGCGTGTACGTGCCGCCCGTGACGGTGATCGAGGTGTAGTCAAAGGCAAATACGGCCTCTTGGCCCAAGCCCACGGTGTACCACTCAAGTCCGTCAGTAATGAGGGTGGCGCTTTCTCCGGGGCGCATAACCAGCGTGGACATATCGTCGATCGTCTCGCTGCCCGCCGCGTCTACGGTCAAGTCGCCGCCGCCGCTGTTGCGGACAGCGAAGAAGAAGTTGTTTCCGGCGTTGACCGCAGTCGGCAGGTTAAGCGTTCCTGCTCCCGTGCCGGTCCAGACCATGGCGCTCGCGCGATCAGTGACAAGCAGCGTGCGCGGGCTGCTGTTGAACGTGGTCACTGGCATTGCTTGCGACAGCGTATTGGACGTGACGGTCAGGCCGTATCCGGCGAGGGCAGACGGCTGCACAGTTGCCGTTGAGGCGCCATAGCGAAACACCCGCCACGTTCCGGCGGCGGTCGTTGTGGCGGCGAGGTATACCTGCCACTGTTCACCCACAGCGACGGTGGCAAGAGTGTTGCCCGCATAGTCCTTGACGTAGAAGGAGTGCGTGCTTGCGCCGAGATTGTTGAACAGGATCGTCTGCCCCGCGCCGGTCTGCGTCGCGTCGGGCAGGCTTACGCTGTAGGTGCCGGTGGCCGTGACATCGATGATCCGCGCCGCAGGATTGGTGGGGTCGTTGCTTTCCAGCGGCCACTCAAGCGTCGCGTTCGCACTCAACGCGATGGGAAGGTAGGACACATTCGACGGGTATATAGTCGTGCCGCCAAAGACTTGTGTGTAGCTCATGCTTCTTTCCTTACGGCGGAGCGGTCAAGTATCTTGGCGAGGTCTTCGCCGTTGAGCATGGCCGCCGCGCGGTCATAGTATTGCTGCCACGTAGCGATGCGCTCATCGTTCTTCAGGAACGGCGTCGCCTCAACCAGCGTACCATAGAGCAGAAGCTGCGGGGCGTATTCGGTCAGCCAGTTGGTCTGGTTCACATCGTCCAGCAGCGGCGGCAATTCGTAATACAGAATTTCGACAGGGTAGTTGGCATCCGGCGTCGGCGTTATGAGCCAGTGCGAGTAGTCGTAGTCTGAGTAGAAAATAGGCTCGTCGGTCTGGCTCTCGTCGGGCCAGTAAGACCGCGAGTACTCGTAGTCACGGGTGAACAGG